TTAGACGATATTTGCTTGATGTAGTTCATTTTCTAGCCCTTTTTTCCAATCGTAAAAAGTTTCCCAATCAATTAAAGGCAAAGAATCAAGTGAAAATGTATGGTAAAATTTTTTCCAATTAAGTTTTTTAAGGTATCCTTCAATTATTTTTGCTGGTCCAAATTGGAAATCCTCATAACCAAAATAATTTCCTGTTTCACAAATTACATAACTTTTGTTTTCTAATTTTATATTAGTCAAAAAATCTTCCATATCATGAGGCAATTCTTCATCACCATAAGTTGGACAAATAAAAACTACTACATCCGCCCAAATTCTGGCTTCGGAAACATGCTTCACTTCACACATGAATCCTTGTGTAACTGTTTTAGTGCGACCATGATTAGAGTCGTAAATTACTTGCATTTGCATTGAAAATACTTTCTATTACTGAAATTTTTGTATAAATATCAGTATTGATAAAATTTAATTTAATTCCTTGGTCGGCAAAAACGCTTTCGTCATAAAGATCAACACCTCCCGGCAAATTAAAATAATGAGTTGCGTTCAATTTTTTACAAATATCAAGAATTCTGTCTTGTCCTTTAAGATCGGATGGAAAATCATTTGAGTGAATAAATTGTGTTTTTAATTTTAGTTGAGAACAAACCCATTTTATTGTCTCGCAAACGAGATCGTTAAGGGATTTGTATGATGATAATGATGCATAAAAATGATAAAGATCATTTTCTTTAACTTTTTTACCATAGGTTGTTTCAAATGTCTTCAAATGTATATTGACAATAGAATTCCATTCTCCATCAATTTCAATTTGGTTAATTCGTGTATTACGAGATGTTTTTTTAATTGGTATCGTTATCCATAATGGATCGTTTTTTCTGATCTTATTTCTGTTAATCCATCCACGACGGATGTACTGCACATCATCAAAAAAAACAAACTTATCAACCGACTGGATAAGTTTGAAATATCCCAAGTACGGAAAGAAATAAGGCTGAGAAATAGCTATCTTCATTTTATTTGGAACTTTTTAGACAAATCTGGATAAATTGGTTTGATAATTGTACTTTCTTTTAGATAAGGCATTAGAGTAAGACCTCTAGCTGCTTGTTCGGGAGTCATGTACATATTCCAACCAGCAAAATCAAAAATTTCTTGTTCTGTTAAAGGTACTTCATCTCGACCTTCATATCTTGCTTTTTTGAACCATTTTACAGCATCAGGTTTATCTGTAAATATCATCCCACCCTTACCAATGTTAAGAATTTTGTTGTAAGTAAAAGAAATACATTGAAAAGTATTTCTTTGATACATCCCTCGAGCAAGTTTACAGGCAGAATCATAAATTGGGTAAGGTTTTAATTGATAAGAACCTTCCCAGTCATAATGTTCAAATAGGACTTTACCTCCAGCATGAATAATTGAACATGGTACTGAAATGTATGTTTTCGATGGAATTGAGACTTCAGTAACTTTAAGATATTTACAACACAGAAAAAGAGCATTCGTACAACTGTCAACTGCTACGGCATATGGACTTCCGACAAAGTCTGCCATACTTTCTTCGAAGTGATTGACTGTTTTGTATGGGTTCATTTTTTATGTGATCCTTTTTAAATCAAAAATTAAAATAGTAAATCTTCACCAAATTATTTTGATTTTCAAGTCCTAATTAGATTGATGAAATACCGTGACCAAATAATTATTGGGGTGATTATTTTTTGCGCCATAGTAATCGGCACACATTCATCGATTGGAAAGCATCATCCACCAAATTATAAAATTGATATCAATCATTTAATTCAGCAACCTGATGATATTACATGTGGTCCTACTAGCGTTAGCATGTTGATGTATTATTACAATTTAGATGTGTCAGTCAATGATGTAAAAAAAATTACTAAAACAGTTTGGTATAATTGGTCTGGGCATGATATTGGAATGACATCGCCAAATTTTATCGTATCAGCTCTGAAGTTCTATGGTTTTAATTCAAAGATGAAATATGGAAAAATCATAGACTTAAAACATACAATTTCGAATGGAAAGCCTTGTATAGTTTTGGTTCGTAGCGGCGAATGGAACTGGCATTATGTTTTGGCTTGTGGTTACGACACAGAATACATTTTCTTTGCGAACCCATCAACAGGTGAAATACAAGGTTTAAGCACAAATGAATTCAACGCAGCATGGTCTTGGAATGCTGATTTACATGGTAGATTATGCGGTCAGTTAGCAAAATATTTTTTGAAAGGAATCGAGATTTATCCAAACTCTTATATTTTTGTGGAATAATATCATGAAATACGGTCAATATTTTCTTACATTTTTCGCTTTATTTGTTGTAAGTTATGTGCTTTTTTGTCCAGAACGCAGGAGTGCTGTGGGCGATAGTTTATTTGAAGAATTACAACCTGTATCTTCAAATTTATCTTTTAACGAACCAAAATGGAAAAAGTACAATAGAATTCGTGAAGTAAGCGATCCGAATCTTGGAGTTATTCTTGGTGATCTCGAATCACATTTGCCTAATGAACACAACTACACGGATTTAAACAAATTGACATGGGCACATGAAGCAAGCCATGGAATAAATGCAAAAATAAGGAATGACAGAACTACAAATGAAGGCTACAACGGTTTTTATGTTTTGCAAGATAGATTCATCATCATTAAAGAACCAGAAATTACCATTCGTGATGTTGCCTCTGTAATTCCTGAGCGACTTCGTGGGTTGACATTTAATGTGTATTTTGAAGAACAATTTCTAATTTGGAATGATAGACCCTTATATCTCATGGACGAATGGGTTGCTTTTACTAATGGTGCCGATGCGGGTAAAGAATTAAATTTAAAGGGATGGTATTTTGAGTTGCTACAGGCTCATAATTTCAATGTATATTGCATTTATTTGGCTTTAGTCATTCAAAGAGATTGTAGTTATTATCGTGATACAGAATTAAAAGAATTTATAAAGTGGAATACAGAAAGAGTGTTTCGTCTCAGTCATCCATCGGATAGAAAAACAGAAAATTTTGTTGCTGATAATAAAATACCAAAAATTGTTTCGAATTGGCATATTTGTCCTCATCAAACTGCACCAAAATATTTCACCAATGACTTACATCATGTTGAAGATTATATCAAGATTATCAAGACGGCACCGGAAGCTGAGAAATTCAGGAAATTTGTAAAGGACTATTTCGGCGAGGATTGGTGTTCCAGAACCTACGGATTTTGAAATGAAAGTTTTATACATTTTAAATGATTCATGTTTTTACAGAAGAATGTGTTGGTTTAGCATCAATAGTTTAAGATATTACAATAAATCAATCGAAATTGAGATTTTATATATTTGCGATAATGGCAAAGACAATAGAAAAATTGCAAATTTAAATGATTTTGATTTAGGCATTCCTTGGTTTACGAGGGAAATGTTTATTGAGGAAATAAGTAAATTCAATGTTGTATTTAGATTCGTCTATGATTGTGATTTAGGAGAAGAATCTGGTTTTCCAAGCGCACAAAGGAAAGAATTTATAAAAGTAAAAGGAAAAGATATACTTCTGCTGGATTCTGATACTTTTATTTTTGATGATATTGAGCCATTATTTTCACACACTACTAATTCCGAAATAATTGCGAGTAAAACTGAATGGGGCGAATGTGGAGGTTTTCTGCCGATACTGGGAACTAGTTTATCTCCTTTTAATTCTGGTGTTATTTTATTCAAAGATGATTTGTTACAAAAATATGGTTCGGAAGTTTATGATTTAATTCTTGAAATAAAATACGAAAAAACTGATTTGGGCAAGTGGTATGGCGATTATGAAAGAAAATATAGTCCCAAGGAAGCTTTCAAATTAGGGAGAGAGGAAATTGCTTTTAGTTATTGGGTTGTAAAAGAAAAACTAAAGTATAGTTATTTTGATCAATCAGAAGTACAAACCGTAAATTATAAGTCTCAAACAAAAATTTATCATACGATGACACAAAATTGGCTTCAACAATGGTCTCGATTTTATCGAGGTAGTAAATTTCTACCACCTAAAAAATTGAATAAAAGACTTTTTATCAGACCGTCTTCTTAATTTTTTTCTCCAAAAAATTATATCGTCATCAACATTAGGGTTATATGAATTCCAATCCATTAAATGCCCAACGACAAAATGACAATTGAACATATTGTTTTGACAAAGTGTTACAAGATTTTCGGGGTCTAATTCTTTTTCTGGAAATTTACTCACAGGCAATTTGTGATGTACTGCCAAGTTATCAAACTTGCCACACACGGCACAAAACGGGTATTTATCAATATGGTCATCTCTCACTAATCTCCATAACGGGTTTCTTCCTCTTTTTTTACATTCGTTAAATTCTTTTTTTAATGGAATAAAAAGTAATTTTGGTGCCAGAAAAAATATTAAAACAACCACAAAGATTTCAGTCCAGCTTTCCATGAATACATAATATCATTTAATTTTTCTGCGGCAACGAAAGTGGTTATGATTGATAAAAACATCAACATGATAAACATTATAATTTAGCTGGTCTATTTAATAGATAAAGAGAGGTGTTAAAATGAAGAAGAGGCAGAAGAAATACCAAATGTACCCAACAAAAACAATACCCATGCAATTTCACGACAAAGTAGCACCTATGCCGATGTGTGGTGAATCCTCAAAATTGATTAGTTTTTCTGAGTGGAAGAAGAAAAAGAAAGACAAAAAACATTGAAGCAGAAACTAAATTACGACATCGGTCGATGTCATTTTTTTTCTGGTTTATTCCACCAAAATCTAAGGAATGTTGTAGTAAAGAATACAACGCAAGATTGAACCATAGCTTGCAAACAAATAGTAATCAACCACGCTAATGTGATTGTGACGAATTGAGCTTTTACTTTTCTTTTTTGCATTCTAGTCTTGATGAAATTTCTTATCGGCAAACTTTTGTGCTCTATCGATATCACCAGCATTGAGAGCTTTGCCAAATTTCTTTTTGTTAATTAGCTCAACAACAACTTCAAGAGTTTCAAGATTTACAGGCTTAGTAAAATGAACAACCTCTTCGTCATTTTTTATACCAATATAGCATAAGCAATTTCCATTATCGGCATCTACAAGTTTGACAGTATCGTGACCAAGACCAGAAATTTCTGTTTCTGCCTTGTGCGTTAAAACTCTTTTTCTGCTCTTGGTGAGTGTCATCGCAAATCCCTCATGATGATTTAGACTTGAGTATAATATCAAACTGAAAATTGATAATCAACACTTATTTTTACTCTGAGTTCGGGAACGCCAATATCAGTACAGAGTTTGTGCTTCTTTGCTTGTTTTGATGTTAAGAACCAGTCTGCATGACCTTTTTCATGAATCATATTATAAAAATATGTTTCTTTTTGCCCGACATTATTGGCTATCAATCCAAATATAAGTTTGTTAAGTCTATCACATTCTTTAGCATCAGCTTTGACTTCTTCAATTTTACCACCCGTATAAGTAGCAGCGTCATGAAGCATAAGAGTTGCATTTTCTGCCATAAATCTTTTTTTACCCATACCAAAAAGAATGGCTCCTGCCGACATGGCTTTACCATTAACAATGGTGTAAACTGGCAAAGATGCTTTTTGAAGAATTCCAATCATATCAAGACATCCGTAGACACTACCCCCATATGAGTCAATAACAATAGGAATGATTGGTTGTCCTGTCCCATGTGCTCTTTCCATATCTTCTCTAAAATCTTTTACGCCTTGTTCGTTGAATTGTTGAACAAGAACAATTACTGGAGTTTTAATTAGATCGGCGTGTCTTGCACGAATGAGGGGGTCAACAATCAGTTTGCGGTACATTTATTCTGTTCCTCGTATTGGATGAACTGAAGCCGTGCAGCATTCAATAGATCAAGGATGTGAGTCCTTTTTATGAATCCTTCTTCATCCATATGATAAGAACAGTTTTTTATTTTTTCTATCATTTCAGAAATTTGTTTCAAATTACTCATTGTTATTTTAACATTACCATCTTGGGCGTGAACGATACCGTTTTCATGTCGGATTTTAAGCATGACCATCACCTAGGAATGAGTGTCATATATACATTTTTACAAGTAAATTTTCAACAGGAATAAAAATGGAAAAAAATCACAAACACATGATCTTAAATGCGTCTGTTAGGCATCCCATTACTGACGAAGAAAGTTGCAAAAGATGGCTTGAGAAATTAGTTGAAATAATCGACATGAAGATACTCATTCCTCCGGTTGCCAAATATTGTGATACCTGTGGGAATGAAGGTGTTACGGGGACTGTAGTAATTGAAACGAGTCACAGTAGCATCCATATATGGCATCAAGAAAAAATTCCATATATCAAAATGGATGTTTATTCATGCAAAGACTTTGATCCGCTTGATGTTGTAAATTTTGTTAAAGATACCATGGACATAATCAACGGCGGATACATAATTGTTGACAGGAATCAAGATGTGCCAAAAATTATGGAGTCGGCTCTGATTTGACTCTTGATTTCAATATTTTTTCTGAAATCTCACTTATATAATTGGCATTTGGCGACATTTTACAGGTCGCCAAAACCTCTATCGGATCACCAAAAGACATACAAAGTGGTGGTTTAAAAGAAAACATCGATTTATTGAAAACCGGGGGCAATCCATCAGCATAGTCGATAAATGGAGTAGAATTTCCATCATTCATGTTTGATGTAATGTTGTAAGAGCCTTTTACTTCGATGTTTCCAAGATAATCTACTATACTAATTACCCAAGCCAATCTAATGGTTTCTTTCCATACTGGTATTTTTTGTATTATTTGATTTAATATTATCTGTTCTGCGACGATAGTGGTTCTAAAGACTAATTGTTCTGGAATATTATTTAGTAAGATAATATTTCCTACTGGCAACCAATTTTTAAGATAATATTCACGGTTATGTGCTTGTTTTTCCCAAAATTTACCTGCATTTTTTTCTGCCTGATCAAATGTAAAAAATGGATCAATCGCAACATTAGCAGAAGCATAGTTGGTTTTTAATTCGTCAAGATAATAAGGATTTTTCAATACGGTATGAGGTTGCATGAGGCAAATTGAATTGCCGATTCTTTTTTTCTCTAAACAAAAAGACAAAGAATAAATTTCATCTAATGGCTGAAATCCTCTTTTTAAACCAATACTTTGATGACTAAAGAATTTTTCATGATTTAAAATATTTGACAAAAATTCATATCTGTTTTCTCCAACATCGGCACCGGCTATGGTTAAATTTTTTTGCAGATTATGCTCTTTGAAGCTTTGAATTAAAAGCTCAACTTGCCAGTCATGGTAGGCTTTTTGACCAACACTTACGAAGTATTCCATAAAACATTAAGAGTAAAAAACATAAATAAATCAAATCCAATATCTTCATGGGAAGTTTCACATGAAAATGAACGAGAGATTTTTTGAATCGATCAATAATAGTCATAAAAACTATTGGATTGGATTTATTTCACAAACAGCAGAATTCGATCAGCCAACAATCAAAATAAAAATTAAACAAAAATATAAAACACATTTGCTCAAATTGGCCAAAGAACTATCGATTTCTGAAAATAGCATAGAAAAAAACGAAAATCATTCAGAGATAAAAATAAAAAACCCTAAAATTTTTAATGACTTTTGTCTTGCTAAACCATGCAGTAAATATATGAACGACTATTGGCGTGGTGTAATGGACGCAATAGGCAAGCTGTCAGAAGAAAGAAAAGAACTTAAACTTGTCGGCAATCAAATGGTTTGCCAAAGATTTCTATCTTTCTGTAAGAAATACACAAATACAAAATCAAGAGTTTCCAAAAACCAAATAAAATTACACGGCGACAATGCCATGAAGATTGCACAAGTTCTTTATACTGATTCTATTTTATATCTTGATTCAAATTATAAAATATTCAATAAATGGGAACAATTCGACAACAATGCAATTTTCCCCAAGGTTGTCAAGTTTTTTCATAAGATCATGCCTCAAAAATTCAGCGTCAAAAGGTGCAAAATAACCTCTGCGTTAGAAGGTGATTGTTGTTATAAAAACAACAAGTATTTCATAAGAATCAACAACAACTTGAATGACAAAGAATCAGTTAATTGTTTGCTGCATGAACTTGCACATATTGACACAATGCTCGAACAAGAGGAAGACCTTCATGGTTCGGCATTTGGTATGGCTTACTCAAAAATTTACAAATTGTTTGAAGCAGAATTCACTTGACCAGATTGTTGTTTTCATCAACAACAATAATATCATGCAGAACAATGTCTCTTGATATCATGGCGACTTCCGAATGAATTTCGGATGCGTCTTCTGCAAGGATAGTTATGGGATTAAGACTCCAACTGATTTCGTCGCCGTCACGATAAATTTCGTGAATAGCGAAATAATCGCCGCCGGGATTAAGGTGCTTAATGATACCGTAACGCCATCCTTTGACTTTCATAAGCTCTCCCCATCGCTTGACAGAGGGATTCTACCACTCAATTTTGAATCGGCAAATGAAAATTAGGGACCACCAACACCACGGTTGAGCATATCTTTCCAACGATCCGTCATAAGCTGTCTTTTCAGCATTTCAAACTCGCCACAAACAGGCGTTCTACCCAAGTATTGCACATAGATTGGGTTGACTTTTCTGGCTCCCAATTCATCTGATTGGTAAGGCATTAGGTCAGAACCGTCATAACCCAAAAAGTCATCGAGTTTGCCGCCACCAAGCTTTGCCATCTGCATGAACTCTTTGATTTTTCCTTTGGTCAAACCTGAGTGCATATGAATCATGTCGTAGAATTTTTCAGGATCAAAGTTGTCTCCAGCCCATTGGTAAATTTTGACAAGATAGGAAACATCATTAGCTTCCTGTTTAGACCAGCCACCTGATATAAGCATATCACGAACATCTTGAGGATTATTTTTGCGTAAAATCCACGCTGCCATCATCCAACGATCATTGCGGAAATCTTCTGGCATATCTTGGGGATCAAACTCAATATTTGGAAAAACGGTAGCAAGCAAACCAGCATCGCTATAATTTTTCAAATAGTTTCTTGCATCAATATCAGGATTTTCTAAACCACGAACAAATTCATCTTTTGATCTTTCAAGGGGAACCGATCCAAAATTCTTAAATGACTTTATTGATTTCATGTATTTTTCAGGCAATTCATCACCAGCGCCAAATCTATTGTGTAAATTAACAAGCCTGTGCGCTGTCAAAGGGTCTTCGCTCAAACGATCATTAAATTTCTCGCCAACGGACTTCATTTCACCGCTCTTAAGGTGGTTTGCACCTCCAAATGGATCAATCAACTCGTTGTTTGGTCCGTCATCTTTTGTTAAAGGAATGTACATGGCATTGATTGTAAAATCCCTGTTTGATGCATCGTCCTCAAGTGTGGCAGCGGCTTTAAAATCACTTGGAATGAAGTTTTTGCTCTTGGGAGATTTTGACAAAGTAGAAATTTCAAAAGGTTGACCATTGACCTCTGCTGTCATCGACATTTCCTTGCCTTTTGAATCCCATTTACTTGCATAAAAAATCTTGTTTTTTCTTCCGTGAATCGGCAAGGCTCCATATTTAATCATGCTTTTTTGCGGTTTAACTTCAGTAAAGCCATTTTGTGACAAAATCAGTCGGATTTCAGAAGGAGTCGCATCAGTTACAAGATCATAATTTCTTGGTGTTTTGCCCAATAAATGATCTCTGACTGCCCCGCCTGTCAAATAAAGTGATTTTTTCTTTAGCTGCGGCTCAATTTCACCGTCTTTTTTGTCAATCGTTGTATATCCAACTTTGACTTTGTCAGAATTGAGAAAAGCCTTGACTATTTTGGAAAGATTAGGGTGATTCAACTTATCAATTAAAAAAGGCGTGAATTCCCTACTGCCTTCCTTTTTTTGCAATTTAACTGTGGAAGTGACTCCTGTTACGGGTTTTTCTTCCTGTTCTTTTAAAAACTTTGTGAATAAACTTTCCATATTATTATTCCAATTGATGGCCTATTATTTTATGTATTCATTTTGATTGAAAACCAAGCATCCAAAGTATCGCTGCGCCAATTATTGTTAAAATTAGTTTCCAAGCATCATCAAATATTTTTTCTCCAATTCCGCCTACAAATTTAAGTTTGTCTGTTAATGATCTGATTGTTATCTTTAATTCCATCAATTCATTTTTTATTGTTTCGATTTTTTCGTCAAGTTTCTCGTCTGATTTAGCTAGGTTTTCATGCCTTTCAAGAATGGATTTGATTTTCTCATCTGCTCTTGCAGCCATTTCTTGAAGACTTTTCAAAATGTCATTATCTGGCTTTTGGGAAGATGGCATAACTTTCCATTTCTACATTTTTAGGGCTATATATTTACATATGAGTGAGACGAAAAAAATAGATCAACCGGTTGTGATCGCAGAAACTGTTGAATCGCCGGTCATTATTGAAGAGCAAGTTGAATCCTTGCTCCCATCTATGAATTTGAATGTTCCAGAACCACCAAAGCCAAATGAGTCGGCTCTTATATCTGACGAACATTACTTGAGCGTTTTGGACGAAATTGTCACAAATATTCGTGATGATAGGAATCAAGTCAACGAATACATCGATACCTTTGCAAATATGGTTTTGAACGAAGGTGATGCTACGACCTCAAGCAAGGAAGCACTCATCAATCTCGTCAAGACCAAGGTTGATCTTCAAGATAAAATGTTAAAGGCTGCTGATCTTATGACAAGGTTGAAACTGAAGAATACATATGCTTATTCAGGACCACATTTGAACGCTTTACAGCAAAACAATATCAACATAGGTTCTGATAACACAACATTTGACAGGAAAGAGTTTATTAAGGCAATCAATCAAGCCAAAAAGAAAAAGAAGGATTAAAAATGTCACGATTTGCAATTCAAGATTGGTTAAACGAAGCATCTGGAGATGTTGCTGGCGGTCAGGCTCCAGCCATGACACCCGATTCAATGACTGGTGGTGCTCCAGCAGGCGATCCCAATGCAGCTAATCCACCAACTGACATGGCTCCAGACTTTCCTGCCACACAGCAAAATTCACCAGAAGCAGCAAAACAAGGCGCTCCAGATGCTCAGAAAAGTAACGAAATGCCTGATGTCACAAGCGATCCTCAAGCGCCAGACATGCCGGAAAAAACCGAAAAGAAAGATTTTGAACAATGGAAAAATGATTATTTCAAAGAAAGCGTCAAAGGAGATGCAAATAAACTTGTTGAGTTGATCCAGCAGGTTCGTGATAACAATTTGGATTCTTATCCAAGAAAGTTTGTTGAAGACAATCTTCAGATTTGTTTCTTGCGACAAAATGCCAATATTGACAAGGCAGCAAAAAACATCAGGAATGCAATTAAACAAGATTTGGATCATAATAATCCATCAGTTTCGCTTGTCAATCATTTGTCTTCCGCTCTTCAGTCTATGCCGGATTTGAACAATGTTTTCATTAAACTGAAGGGTCTTCTTGGAATGAAAAGCGATTTGCACAGAAAATACATTGCAAGTTTGCTTGGTGCTGTACAAGTCGGCTCTGGAGCAAACAACGAAGACCTTATTTACAACGAGAAAGATTATTCAATCAGAACTTCAACCCGCTTCAACGATAAATGGGGAAGAGTTGATATAGGAAAATGGAGCCTTCGTGAAGATGATCCCGACCGTTATCTTACTGAACCGGAAAGAAAAAGAATGGAAGAAGGCAGTCCTGAAGAAAAGGATGTTCTTCGTCGGCGTGTGGTAATGGAATCAATCGCTGAAACATTCAAAAAAAGAAGCTTTATAATCAATGTCGTAAATCAGCATGGAACTATTTACACACTTGGCTGGGATTTAGCTGGGAGTATTAAAAACGCATATACAAGCGGAAAGCTGATAGTCAGAACTATAGAGAGCGACAATAACGAAGCAATGATTGATGAAGAAGGAACAATCATTCCTTATGTTGACATCAAGGTCAAATATGTGAAGAACGGTCAGGGAACAGACGAAAATGGTCATCCGATAAAAGAAGAACACGATTTCATGGAAAGAATTGACGGGATTTTGTTCTTGACTGCACAGTTCAACATTTTAAAGGAAGCAGCAAGTTCATTTAGCGGAATTGTCTTGAAGGAAACACCCTACAACGGCAATCCAAGCGACTTGAATGTTTTGATGCGATGTGTTCCTAGCGCACCTGAAATTTTAATGAGAAATTGCTAAAGGAATTAAAATGCAAAACTTTTTTGAATTCATCGACAGGAAACAGCGTGAAGCGGTTGACGATTTGGAGATCGTAGCCAAAGCTTTGAAAAAAAATAAGCTTGATGTGAAAGAACACCTTCATGTTGATCAACCTTATGTTTTCGTCAAGTCAAACAACAAAAAATTAAGTTTTGAGGGTGTTCGTGTCTACAAAATAGGCGAACATATTGCATACAGGATTCAAAGACTAGAAAAATCAGAACCTTTTGGAAAAACTTATGCTTTGAATCTTGAGGATATGTTCAACGATTTCATGTCTGATGGCATGTCAAAGGAAGAGGCTGGAGAGAAGGTTATTGAAAGTCTTGGTGAAGAAATCAAAAAATTCTTCAAGAGAAGTGCCAAGGCTGAAGAAGAACTCAGGACTGGTCAAAAGGATGGGCTAGGTTTGATTATAAAAACTGGCGGTACGGATTACAGCAGCACAGTTTTGAATAGGGCATAAATGGATGAAGTAAAAAAACAAGAAATCACCAAAGACGAATCAAACGATTTATTTGCTTTAATTCTGTCCTTGATTTTACCTCCTGCTGGTGTGGCTGTAAAGCGTGGTATAGACGAACAATTTGTCATAAATATTTTGCTGACATTATTCGGATATTTTCCGGGTGTAATTCACGCTTTGTATATCATTTTGAAAAAATGAGATGGCTGTACCATTTGTCGATGCTGTCATTCCTCAAGGGTTATTGGGGCAAAATGTCACGAACACAGCCGTTGTTCGTGGCAGTTTGGTGACTTTCAACTATATTTTTCATAAACCCGGTCATGATCCAGCCCCTTTGGTTCTTATAACTGATATCTGGGATCGATACATTCGTGGAATAAATTTACATTATTTGACTTTTCCAGTAATTAAAAAAATGATTTATCCACAGCCGGGAATTTCGGTTTGTGACAATCCTATTTTTACTTACCAATATATCAAGGGAAATACCTATATAAAGTCAGCGTTTAGGCAATACAAAAGAAACGGGATTCAGAGGTTAAGGAAACTGGATTGCGCTTTCATAGTTAATGCTCTCAGCGTCTCAAGATCATTTGATCCCAACGAGATTGAAGCGATTCGCAGGTCTATTAGAGAGCAGATTCGCCGAATGGTTAATGAACCAGCAGCCCCCGGTGAAAGGACTATATAAAATAAATGTCATAAATAACAAAAAAATTCTATTTTAACTTAGGTAAAAATCTGATTGGGAAAAAATGGCAGAAGGAACAAATACAGAAGACATATTGGGGCGTGACCTAAGTTCTTTGGTCACTTCCATAGATGCTTTGAAATCTATCCTAAGTCAAACAAAGACGAGCATTGAGCAAAATCTTGGCGGTTCAACTCCAGATGCCGCTGGTTTAAAAGATATTTTGAAACAAGTCATTAAAGGTTTCAGCGATGCTGCTGGAGAACAAGAGCAATTTGTAAAAAAAGTTATCGCATCATTAAAAGGAGTAGACCTAGCAAGGGTTCAGAAACAAGCAGATTCAAAGTTGAACAAGCCTAGGATGAAAGAAGAAATAAGGTTTAATAGAAAGCTTGAAAAAATTCAAGAAAAAATACAAAGAAAAGGCAGACAAGATTTTATTGATATAACAGAAGCACTAGTAAGAGATACTGCAAAAAGACTGGGAAAAAGCTGGGAACACACATTAGAATACTTAGAAAAAATGGATGATCAAGGTATACAAAAATTACAAGCAGAATTTGACGCTTTAGACCCAGAAAAAGTTAAATATATTTTAGAAAACACAGAAGACTTAGTCTCTGGTCTAAGTCAAGCCCGTAATGAAAATGAAGAATTAAATAAGGCAATGCAAGAATACTATTCTGCATTAAACAACGCAAGATATCAACTATATGACATAAATAAAATTTTTCAAAATATCGAAGGATTTGTGGGTCTTGAAACAAGTAAAACTTTATTTACTGATCTTTACGAAACAGAAAGAAAATTCACGCAGGAAATGCGTCAAATTGCATTTGAAACTGCTGGTGTAACTAAGGAGAGCTTTGGTTTACAAAGAGCCTTTGAAAATATTGGAGCAACTGTAAAAGCTACTGGATTTGATAGAACAAAGTTCCAAGAATCTTATCGCAAAGCACTTAAAAGTGGCGTAAAAGACCTGAAACAAGCCGTGACACTCACTTCGACTCAGCTCAATACGGAAAAGCAACTTGGACTGGAAGCTGGTTCATTACAAGAAAATTTCCAGCAAATGGTTCAGAGCGGTCGTATGAGCAACAATCAAATTGCTGATATGGGTCGTGGAATGCGTCAAGTGGCCCGCACAACAGGTTTAACTGGAGAGGCGCTAAAGGGCGTTATCGACAGCAGTATGCAGTTCGTGGATCAAATGCGTAAAGCTGCGACTTTATCATCTGCTGCTTCAAAAAATATTATTGAACTTGGTGCTAATGCCAAAAAGTTAGGCGTTGAAGAAGAAATGAATAAACTTCGTACTGGTCTTTCTAGCAGTACAAGTTTATTAACGGAGGCTGCTGGAGAAACTCAAACTTTAATTTTCCTAGCCGCATCCAGAGTTGGCAGAGTTCAAGATGCATTAAATGGTACACTACTTCGTTCAAAAGAGGGAATTAAAGATTTTGCCCAAGGTATGAAATCAATTCTTCAGGGTTTTGGAGTTGATAGCCTTGAAGCAATCGATCAAATGGGCGACGAGGCCAAAAGAGTTTTAAACCTTCAGTTGAAAGCAACTGTCGGCATGGAACTCGGAGCATTTCGTTCAATAATTGAATCATATGAAGAAGCAGGAAAAAGTCTTGGAGAAAGACTTGACACGATCAATAAAAAGATGGAAGGCAATCTTACAATCAGCGAAAAGAACGCATTGGTTGAAGAACAAAGAGCACTTAAAACAGCAAAACAATTAGAAGTATTGACGGTTTTAGATGAAGCTGCCAAAGGAGCAAAAAATATGGATCAAGCTCTTGCCAAGTTCGGCGAGAGAAGAAAAGAATTTGAAGGAGATTTGAAAGGTTTAGGTCTTGATTTCCAGAACGATGCCGATGTCATAAGAGGATCGTTACAAGGTGCCGTAAAAGACATCAATGCTGGTTTAAAGAAGGCGGGAAAGTCTGAACTAAAGATAGATAGCAGCGAAATTGATAAAGCAATTAAAGACCCCGCTGCTTTCCGTGAGTTGACTAGTAAGATTGTTGAAGGCGAAAAGGAATTAGCGACCGCTCAAAAAGCCCAACTTGACCCTCTGACACAAACAAATCAAACTTTAACTGAAATTAACGATAGTATAAGAAATTTAAGCCAAAGCGTAATATCAAATTTATTGACTGGAGTAGTTGGTCAATTCATAATGCTTGCAGGCGTGATTGCTGGGCTGGGTTCATTTTTAACTGGAACAATTGTCAATTCATTCTTTGAATTGAATAGGATGATTGATAAAGTATTTTTTGGTGTAAGTGAATATGGTGGAAAAACAAACTCTTTGTTGAAGAACATCGAAATTATTCTAGGTGGCAGACCAGCAGAAGATAAAAAAAATCAAACTCCCGCTCCAACTACAACACCTGAACCACCTACAACTACAAATCCAACCGGAACAGAACAGGCAAAACCAGCCAAGAAGGGTGCTCTTGGCGGCATGGGCGATATGTTCTCGGGAGCAGAAGGAAAAGATTTAGCTAAAGCCGCCGCTGCTATTCTTGCTTTGTCTGTTGGAATTGTTGCTCTTGGTTCTGCGATTGTTTTCCTTGCTGATAAAGTAATGGCATCATTTGACCTTGATGTAAACAAGGTCATGCAAACTGCACAACTTGTCGGCGCAATTGCTATGGCTGGCGGGGCAATAGCCGCTGCCGGTGTGCTTGCATTTGAAGCGATGAATAGTGACAGTGCTCAAAGTTTCTTGAATGGATTTAATGCATCAAGTATAAAACAGTTTTTAATGTTCTCTGGTGCCTTGCTAATTCTTGGGCCTGCGGTAGTTGGCCTTGGCGCATCCATAGTTGCTATTACAAATATGATCCTTAGTGGTCTCAAGGTTGATGTCAATCGAGTTCTTGAGGTAGCAGGGGTTGTAACTGCTTTAGGTGCGGCTGCAACTGGCATGATTTTCGCAGTTATGGAATTTGCTGGTTTCATTGATGAAAATCAAAGCCAATTTGATAATTTAGTTCAAAACGCCGGGAAATATCTTTACTATATGGCTGTTGGTGGAGCGGCTTTATTTGCTCTTTCTGTAGGAATCGTGACGCTTGCGGCTTTAATTATAAAAAGTTCCCAACTGATATTGTCCGTTTTTGGTCTTGATGCTGCGACCGCTGATAAAGTCGCAGAAAATATTGCACACCTATTCGGTGCAGTTGCAGTAATTTCTGCTGCGGTTCTTGCAACTACTGCGGCTCTTCTTGGTCTTGGTGTGCTGACAACATTTTTAGCAACATCGATAGTTGGTAGTTGGACAGCAATTCCTTTAATTTTAGCAGGTGCTGGAGCATTACTTGCCTTGTCTTTGGTAATGCCTCTTTTTGCTGCTGCTGTTATTTCATTCGCAAGTGCTGGCAATGCTTTTTATACAGGTGACGAAGCAATCAAAGCCGCTGAGAATGTAGGCAAACTCTTACTGGCAGCAGGGGCAATAGCATTAGGAGTTTTAGGGGCGACCGCCGGATTGATTGGTCTTGGATTTCTTGTATACGGAGGTGTTGGTGAATTTGCTTGGCCTGCATTGCTTGGATTGATGGCATTAGGAGCAGTTGTTCTTCTTGCTTTGACTCCAGCAATTACTTTGTTAGCTGGTGCCGTAATTCAAATTGCGAATGCATCTATGAGTGCCATGGGCACCGATCCAGAATATGCAGCTAAAGTCGCAGAAAATTTCGCATCAATAATGATTTCTGCTGGCAAAATTGCACTTGGAGTTTTGGCAGCGTCAGCAGCACTCGCTTATCTTGGATTTTTAATTTATAGCTATCCAGTTTATGCTGCCGCCATGGTAGGCGGCGCACTAGCTCTTTATTTCTTAATCGATCCTATAACTCAGCTTGCATCTTCAATTATAGAATTAACAGGTCAAGTACTAGGCCAAATAGTAAGCGCAGAAGAAGCTGAAAAAACTGGCAAAGCAATTTCAAGCATTTTTAGTGCTGCTGGAATAATTGCATATGAAATTACCAAGTCTATGGTTAGTTTGGGAGCCTTGGGATTACTTTCTATTGGTACTATCGGGCTAATTCCCGGTTTGATGGCAGTTGGTGCATATGCTCTTGAAGAAATGAGTGCTCCGGTTGTCCATTATGTTGAAACAGTTATGAAAACAGCAGATCAAGTAAGAGGTGTTGTAAAAGGCGAAGACGCAGAAAAAATAGCAAAAGAAATAAAGTCTGTTTTTGAAATGGCAGCAGCCGTTACCAGTCTTATGTCTTCACAACAAGGCGGTTTATTATCTGTTTCAAAATATGGAGACTGGTGGAATTATACTAAATCTTGGGTTGGTCTCGGTCAAACTATAAGTCAACAAATGGACTCTGCCAATGATGCTCTTCAATCAATGATCGATCCAGTTGTTACATACATTCAAAAAATAAAAGAATTTTCAGACGATGTTAGATCAAAATTGGGATCAAGTGACAAAGATGCAATTCAGTCTGCAAAATCAATAATTGGTGTTCTTACTGCTGCTGGCGATGTCACAACACAAATTATGAAGGCAAAAGATGCCTTGACCACATTGCAGTCAGGAGACTGGACATCTTGGCTAACCTTTGGATTTTCAGATGTGCCTTCTAGAATGGAGGCTGGCGCTCTTATGCTGCCCGATCTTGGCAGTCCAATTGGATTGTATTTGCAAGCTATTGTGCAATTTACAAATAATGTAAAAAGAAATATTGGAGGAAAAAACCCAGAATATATTGCATCCATTGCCAAAGGTATCACAAGTATTTTGCAAAGTGCTGGCGAAGTTACAGAAGCAATAATGAAAGCAAAAGATTCTTTGCTTAAAATAAAAAACAATGATTGGACAACATTCTTTGGTGGCGGCACCATTTCACAAAGAATGACAGATGGCAAAACAGCACTTGTTGAAATCGCAAAACCAATACCCGATTACATGAATGCGATTGTTCAGCTTTATACTGATGTAAGAGCAAAATTGAAGATTGGACCCGACGAAGTTTCGGCATACGCCAGAGGTCTAGTAATGATCTTTGATGCCACAAGTAAAATTACAGATAAGATCAATGAAATAAAGCCAATGATGATGAAGCTGGCAGCATCTAACAAGGTTGCTGGCGATAATCGTTCGTTCGTCCAGTCTATTGACAAGGCGAAGATTTCTTTGATGCTAATCCGTGGAGCAATAACAAACTTTGTGAATTCATCCGTAAATTTTGCAAAAGATTTGATAGAAATTTTGCCGATGGGAGAATCCAGAAAAGTGGCTTCTCAAATTGAAGATATTTCAAAAATTATTTCTATCACGGCAAAAATGTTTAGTCAGATGAGATCAGAAGTTTTGCCTACTTTAGGCAAAGATACAAAAAACCTTAAAACTCAGGATATAGCTGCATCACAATCTAAAGTTCAGTCGTTTTTCCCGATTTTACTGACATTTATGAACACAGTTCGCAGCAATATTACGCAAGCATCAAGTAATTTGTCTTCATATCAAGATTCTATCAAGCACATGAATCAAATAAATAATGTCATAAGCAGTTTGGGCAGCATAATTCAGGTTTTGTCTGGTGAAACATTTAAACAGAAAAATCTTAAAGATGTTGAGAATGCAATTTTAGTTTTGCATGGATATACTCAAGGAACTAAAGAATACGCAGGTTTGATAATTACCTTGTCCAATTTTGTTGCGAACATTTTGGTGCCTCAGACAAAAAGTCTTGGAAAAGAAGAAGACATACTTGGTTCTGCTAGAAAATTGTATGCTGTATCAACATCTTTGAATGAACTGCTAAAGGTTATGACTTTAGTTCCCAAAGTAATAAGTCAAGTAGCAGGACTTTCAATTGATACACTTGACTTTTATTTTGAAAAAATCGGGACAGTTCTTGAGAAAACAGGTAAATTCGTAAAAGAAATTTTAATTTACAAGATCAATGATTTGCCAGAGAAGGGCAAACTTACAAATACTAAATTTATGCTTGAGGATTTAAGCGATGTACTGGGATCAACTTTAAGAGCAGTAATACAGCTAAATAGTATTTTTGCCGAGATGAAAAAGGATAAAGATGCTTGGGATGATACTGACGAAACATCCTTGAAGAAAAAACAAAAAGATTTTAAAGCACGATTTGAATCAATTTCTGAAATGATTCTCGATGGTATCGTAACTCCCGTATTATCTTCTTTTGGCAAGGATGCTATTAGGTTATCACAGGCTTCAAGCATAATACATAATCTATCTACTGTAGCCTCTAAGGTTCCAGATTTATTAAAGAATTTGGCCAAAGCCATAACGACCTTAACTAAGGCTGGCGGTATTGAAGATGTCAAAAATGCTCAAGGCGAAGGTGATGTGGCAGACTTGGCTACATTATTAAAAGAAAAAGGAGCCATATTTAGGGAAGCCTTTCCAGAAATCATTAAATTCATAGATGAAGTTATACTGAGTAGTATAGTTAAAAATCTTACAAAGTACGATATGAATTCAATAACGACATCGGCAAATGGATTGATGAATGTTATTACAGCAACAAGTTCTATATTGGTTGGTTTAGGAAATGTAATGAACTTGATGAGCAGTGAAGCAGGAGAAGTGGAATTAGATTGGGATAAGTTTGAAATAAAGCAAAAGGGTGATCCATCAAAGGTAGTAGATAAGATTTTAATGTTCAAAGATTTATTTGCAACAAGTTTCAAAAATATTTTGAATTTTATTTCAAATGATATAATAGAAGTTTATAAAACAACTAATATAAATCCTAAAGATGTTCAACTTGTTACGAGTAACATGAGAAGTTTGAAGGGTTTATTCGAAGAATTGCCAAAATTTTTCAATGCTATAGCCATGTTAAACCCAACGCAAAAACCAGATTTCAATGGCGCAGGAAATATTGAAAATTATTTTGAAAATTTAGGTCAATTGCAAGAAAGATTAAATAAAACTTTTGTTAAATATGAAATTTCAGACAAAGATGCTGATAATCCATGGGCGAAACCAACTAAAACAAATTTATTGGAATCTTTGATTTCTTTCCTCAAGACAACTATAATTGAACCTTTAAATAAATTACCCAAAGCCTCGGATATGGATGGCAAAATAAAAGAACTCAAAACATTTGGCAATTTACTTGATAATTTAAGCACATTTATTTTCAGCAAATTAAGTCCTTTGTTAATTCGCACAACAAAAATGGATACAGCCATAGTGTCACAACTGGGCGAAAATAAGGATTTGTTTATATCATATTTTTCAGCAGTTGCTGATATACTTAATTTCGGTCTGATGGACATGATTGAAAAACTGCCGGGAGCAGCAGAAGTTTCAAGAGTACAAGAAGTTCTCCCTTATTCTATTGCAATTATGGATGAAATCCAACCGTTTTTTGATCGGTTGTCAAAATTCGTTAAGTCAACAACTGATGCTTCCTTGACAACGATAGCACAAAACAGAGATAAAATATATAATATTTATGAAGGAATATCTCTTTTGATGTGGAATGGAATCTATTGGTATCATGCAAATAATTTGCCTAATTCCGCATCACATGCAACAAGCGTACAGAAAGCTGCTCAAGCATCAATTGAAATTATGGATGCATTGATCCCAATGTATAAAAAATTAAAAGAATTTGAGAATTCAACATTTACACAAGAACTTGTTTATATTTCTCAAAATAAAGATGCCATGTGTGATCTTTATAAAGGATTAACATTATTTATATGGAATGGCATTTATATCCCCGTTAATCACAATCTTCCAAATTCGGCAGATTTAGCTGATGCAAGAGAAAAAATAAACGCTTCATCAGAAATGATAGGATTGATGGCATCTATGATTCAAAATCTAAAGCAAATGACATCAATAAATCTAGCTTCAATAGATTTTAATGCCATAAAAAATAATTTGTCTGATATAAGTAAAAATCTAAGTTCATTGAATTTGAGTATTTTTGGCAATATTATGCCTGTGAATCAAAGTGAAATTGATAAATTTCAAGTCGTGATTGATTCTTATGATAAATTTTACGACTTACTGAACAACCTTGAAACAACTATGTTGAGTATTGCTCGTAAATTAGAATCTATTTCACAAATTAGAATAGATAAAAATTTAATCCCACAACTAGCACCGAAGACACCAGCACCGGTGGTTCCAGCTACGAATAATGTTGTTGATGAAATTATCAAGGGTTGGAATTCACAAATTGGCAATTTTGAAGCAACAATATTCAAGACGGGTGAAATTTTATACAAAGCCGAGGACGGAAACACCTATAAAGCAGATAAAAATGTCGTAGGTCAAAGAATGTATGAAAAAGTTGATGCTCAAACTGTTCCTATGGCATCTCCTGTTTCTGCAAACATCAATGACATAGAAAGCAAATTGATGGCTCAAAAAGCAGGAACTAGCATTCCAATTAACGAAATAAAATCTGAAGAATTGTCCACAATTGCTGATGAGAATGCGGGGCAAAATGAAAAATTAGCCACTCTGATAGATTTGTTCCAAAAGGTTGTCACATTTATGACACCAAGCAGTCAAGCTAATTCAGGAATGTCAGGATTTGACAAGGCCATGACTATGCCTAATACAAGGGATTTACCTCCGCCAAGATACGCAAGAGAAACCAGAGGTTTACCAGATATGATGCCCGGAAAAGCCGTGGTTAACAAAGGTCAGAATAGCAATTAAGGAGACATATGAAGGCTACATTAGAAGGTGGTTTGCTGCGTCCAATTCAGAATTGTGCAATTAAATTTGGCACCTATGGGACAATTATTTCAAGAATTTTGCCGGACATATCTGATCAAAAAAGTGCAACTTATGCCGAGGAAACCGGCATGGGTCGTGCCATGCCATTTAAGTCGTATCAACATTCAGATAATAGAACGATTGGCTGGACTGCTCATTATATCGTTACACAAAAATCTGACATTTTAATTTTTTTGAATGAAATCAGAATTATTCAAAGTGCTGTATATCCAAGACCTTCTGGATCAACTAGTGCTTTAAGTCCACCTTATTTTCCACCTGTAATTTGCGAACTAAGTTGTGGTTTCTTGCTTAACAATTATCAAGATAATTTGAACGAAACGACTAGTTCAAATTTAGTTTATGCTGTTATGAAAAGTTATAACATCAAATATGATACATCTGTTCCTTGGGATGAGGAAACTATGTTGCCATATAAATTTGACATTGATATGCAATTTGAAGTTGTTTATGACCAATCAGATTTGCCAAATTCTGATATGATAATAAATGCGTCTTAAATAAATGAAAGAATAATATTATGGCTAATTTTACTGAAGCAACACAAATTTCGCCTACAAGATTCGTTCCGGTTTCAAGCAGGTACGCAACATCGTCTGTGGTTTATTACACGGAAAATAAATTACTCACATTTAAAATTTATAAAAAAACTCCTGCTACCATTGGTCCTCAAGACAAATACTATGTAGTAAGTGCCGGACATCAATACAGACCCGACTTGGTATCTAATCTTGTATATGGCACTCCTGATTTTTGGTGGAGAATAATGGAAGCAAATAACATTAAAGATATTTTTGACTTTAAAGCTGGTCTGAATTTAAGAATACCGGAAGCTTTATTAGGATAAAAAAATTATGGCATGTGAAAATTTAGTTTGTGCTCAAGGCATAGGAAATACGGGAACAAGTTCAGTAAATGGCGTTGCTGCTCCACGAATTGTTCAGAGGCCTGTTCCCGGTTACATTTATACCCCATATGTAAAACTTTCATTTTCTGATGGTCAATATATAACAGTAGGAAATAAATCGCAGCCAGCAGGATCAATTCAAGCTATCAATTCGTATAGACAATCTCAAGGTCTAACGGCATTAAGAAGCGCATTCAACTCTGCCGTAATAAGCAATTTTGAATATGGATTCGAAGCAAATAACAGCGGTTTCAACTGTTCAATCGAAATATTAGATGCAGGAGGAGCAAGTTATTTGCAAATTTTAAAATATGTAAACAAAACTTACACACAAGGAAAAGATGATACAAAAAAAATATGGTTTGATTTTGGCTGGATAATTCAAAAAGAAAGCGGCGATGCGGAATTAAGAAGTTGTTACACTTTGTTCAGAAAAGTATTACATGGTCTTCCTCAAAAAGTAGATTTAAATTTTGAAGGTGGAAATGTAAAAATTAAATTAGACATCAAAGCGCCTTTCGCAGTAAATGCTGTACAAGATAAAATTTGGGGTAGTGCTGACAATAAAATAAATTTAAAAGACGCATTGACTAAATTATTTAAAGAAGTACCAGTCGAAGTAGATCAAGTAGAATTTCAAGGTGCTGATGGCGGTGAATGGAATTTTCCTGCTTCTCAAGGTGGTGACTTTGGTCCCGCAGGCATTTGGAGAATGAATCAACAGGACAAACTCAATACAGCTAGATCGTGGTTGTCATCATATTATTCTCAGGCAAAAAAAAGTTTTACTTTTATTTACGATGGATTTTCAGGAGTAGATAATCCAATTTTGAAGTTGATAATTAAAGAAGACCCTACTGACAATAACAAAGGAAATGATTGTTGCGGTCAAAGCATTGCTACTTTTATAGTGAACGGCGGAAATGATAGTCCAGTAATTAGTTTTACCCCGCAGATAAATTGGATTTTTGGCGATAAAGCTACGGGTGCCGCAACTGGCGGTGCAAGTAGTGGTCAAGGAGCAGAACCAATTAAAGGAGAAAAAAAAGAGCAACATGCTGGCAGTATGACTGCTGTATCTGTGCAGGAAAACTTGTGGGATCACGCACCTCCAGACTTGCACATTCAACAAGTTGAACAAGGAAATAAAAAAACAGACAAAATTGCAAGGTCTCTTGGAATTGGTAGGGCAAGTCCATTTGAAGCGGAACTCAAAATATTTGGT